TGCTCCTTGACGATCTTCTTGTATGCGATGGAGCGCTTGTCGTGCTCCCATGTGAAGTCGCGGTTGAAGTTGTAGTCCCGGTTGGGTTGCGTCGAGGATGTGTAGTCCACACTGTTGCTCTGCCAGTCGGCGAACTTCTCCAGCAGGGTGGTGAGCCTGCGATCTTTGAACGAGTCAAGGCCGCGCAGGAAAACACTGATGTAGACATAGTCCGAAGACCCCGCCAAAGTTAGCCGGGCCTCACTGCGGATGGCAGGCGGAAGTTGGTTGAACACCCGAGCCACCACCGGCTGCCTGAGCAGCGTCGGACGGATGAGGGCACGCGCTGCATCGATGGCAGCACCACGAGCGGCGATCTTCGCCTTGATTTTGAATGCGTCTTTCATTTGCTTTCTCCTTCAGTGATTACTTCGTAGCTCTCCAGCGTCTCGATCAGGTCGTCGAGCAGCATCGCAATGGTGAACTCGGTGCCCTCGCTGTCCTTGGGCAGGCGCTGGATGTTGGCCGGGATAGCCCGGCGTAGGTCGTGTGCGTCACAGATCAGGGACTGCAACACTTGGTTCGGGATCTCTGCTTTCATTTGCTTTCTCCTTGCTTGAATAACCCGGTAACCGACCGGGCGGCGGAATGGGGTCAGTGACCCCGTTTCTTTTACTCACTCGTTTCCTTTGGCTTCCTGTTCTCCGCCTTCCACAAGCTGGGCGTGCGGTTGGCCGACGGGCTGGACAGGATCGCCTCACTGTGCAGGTTGGCAAGTTCCGTCTGCTCCTCCTTCGTGAGCAGCATGCCCCAAGCGTCGGGGAGGGGCGCGGCTTCGCCAAACAGAATCTCCAGCCGCTCGATGGCGGCTTTGACCAGCACTCTCTTTGACTCGTAGAACCGGCGCAGTTCTTCCGACCTGAACTGATACTCGTGTGCATCCCCCTCCGGGAAGTGGATGGTCTTACGTACAGCGGTGAAGGCTGCCCTCGTTCGGTTGTCGTGTGTGCGTAGCTCGTTGACTAGCTTCTGGTACTTGCTCACACGAGCAGCTAGCGTAGGATTGGTGCGCAGGGTTTCCAGATCGAACTTGCGTTTCACGCTGCTGCGGGCATTGCGCCTTGCCTTTGCCTGATGGTTGGCCTTGCGACACGGGGTGCACAGATGAGACATGGCCTTCTGCGTGGTGTCCTCCTTCCATCCGTAGCTGCGCGCTCGGGCCGGGGATGCTGGCACTTTGAAATCATCGGCAGGCTTGACCTCCCGACATTTACGGCACGCCTTCGTGCCCGGCGGTGCAAAGGGTAGCGGCGGCTGCTTCTCACGCATCGCCTTCATGTCCTGCGCATACCACCCGTTCTCACGGGCCGCTGCGATCAGGAGTTCCTTTAGCTTGGCGGTGGTGATGAACTCGGGGTCGTGCTCGTGCTGGATGTGTTCGAGTGCATGTATCACGGCGATGTACGAAGCTTTGCGCTGCTCCGATCCCGTCTGCCTGCGGCCCTTCACGAGCAGAGCGAACGCTGCATCCAGCGTGAGACGAGGCTTGTCCTCCCAAAGGAAGGTGCGTTTTTCAGGGTAAGTTTGCATGGGTCACACGTGTAGTTGTTGAAGGAAGCACGATGGTAACACGTTAAGACTGCGAAGTTATCCAAACTTGCCACGTAACCTTCGGGCTAGCAAAGCTGGCCGGAACCCGCATGGATACTGGGTTTGCGGTGTGCACACACGTCAACGTACACGAAAATAGAAATACTATAGCCTGCTTCTGGCTGCGTTTTCGTAACGTGTTAGGTCTGAACATCAATGCTCACACGTACAAAAACAAAGCCATCTGTATGTATAAGTATTTCTAAAAATAGATAGATAGATGTGTGTGTTGGGGCCGACGCTAGCATTGGCGCGGGTTAGCGCACGATTGCTAGCCCGAAGGATGTGTGGCAAGTTTGGCGTGATTATTGGGGTCAGAGACCCCGTTGTTTTAGAACAACGTACGTTGTTCGCCTTCCACTTGCTTGGCGTCGAGCCAGTCGAAGAAGCCGTCTTCACTGGCGAAGGTGAAGCTCTCGCCCTCCCGGACTGCGGTCTTCTCCCAGATGTGAAAGATCTTGTACTCGGGGTGGCTCTCACCCATTGGGAAGTAGGTGTCCATGCGGTACTCGCGGCCATAGATGCGGATGGTGCCGTTGTTGACGTAGGTGGGGCGTTGTTTGCGGTTCATGGTGATTCCTTTCAGAAGGGGATGGTGAGGGCGAAGATGAGCACGAGGGTGCTCAGGGTGGTGAGGATGAGGTGGTAGATCATTTGATGAAGAAGACAGACAGGGTGAGGGCAAGCCAGACGAGGCAGGCGATAGCAGCGATGGTTTTCATGGGAACTCCTTTCAGGGTTACAGGGGGAGAAGTTGAGTCCGAGTCCGCAGCACAGACCAGCCTTCAGTGGCTGCGGTGGCAAGGGCGTGGGTTTGGGCGTCGTGTGCGGTGCGGGCATAGACGTTGGTTTGAACGACGAACTCGCGGCCGTCGTCGGCGCAGACTCTCAGATAGATGCGGTAATTGAGCATGGGAATCTCCTAGGTTGGACAAGAAACGAAACAGCGGCCAGCCCTCGCTGGCACGGCTGTCGGGAAAAAACGAACGGGGTCAGTGACCCCATTGATCAGAGCTGAGCTTTGAAGCTGCGCTTCTGTGCTGCGGTGAGCGCCCGGTAGGACTCCAGAAGCTTGGCAACCGGGTCGGCCTTGCTCGATCCTTCGGAAAGCTTGCCGTAGATGTCATCGACCATTCGGCGCAGGGCAGTCTTCGCGGCCTCGTAGCCCTCGGCCTCCGAGTCCAGCACCATCGTGCCAGCGGCCTTGCCCTGCCCGTCCACGACGGCGACCTCGTACTTCCTGCCGATGCACTCGAGCAGCATGGCGCGACCCTTCTCGCGCTGCTTGGGCAACATGGGGCGCAACTTCTTGATCTCGGCCTCGTAGTCGGCACGAGCCTGCTGGCCACGTTTGACCGCGTCGATGGCGGTGTTCACACGGGATTGAACGGACATTTGCTTCTCCTTGAATGGGGTCAGTGACCCCGTTGGTTAATAAGCAGCGTGTGCTGCATCGACTGGGCTTCTGCCCCATCGACAATTAAATCTTACGTAAGGGGGTCTAAAAGAAGGTCAGAAGTCAGCCCCTCAGAACCCCACCCATCCCCCACCAACCCAGATACGACGACGTAGGGCAGTGCGGTATGAACACTATTCCGTAACCGCACAGCAAATTTCAGTAAACCTTTAGTAAGCAAAATCCTGAAACCACACCCCCCTTCCCCAAAATTTGACCCCCACGCCAAATTTTTTAAAAAATTGCAGAAACCCCTTGTCAAAAGTTAGACAGGCCCGGACGAAAAAAAGCCCCGGGGGTTAGCCGGGGCCTTGAACAGGAGGAGAGAAATGACGTCTCTTCCCGAGGAGAAGCAGATGACTTGCAACACCTGCCGAACTGAGTGTATAGTGCGACGCATCGGTAAGCAAGGCTTAACGCCTAAATCCGCAGATGCTTGAACACTTAATCAGCGCCGAGTTGGACCCGACCGTTTTTGACGGTCAGCCGCAAGGCTTCACGCCGCTGGATAAAACCACACCCACACAACTGATCGACGCGCAAGCTGAGACAGCGCAGTGGCTGGAAGAGTTGGGGCTGAGCGACGACAAGGTCGCGGATCAAGCTGCTACCACCACAGCCCGGGCAGCCTTCGCTGCCATCACCACCGGCACCACACAGGGCAACATCCAGAACGCCCTGACCTCCATGAAGACACCCGCTGCCGTGCAGCGCCTCGTGGGGATGCTGACCGCCTATGACTGGGAATTTGTACAGCAGGCTAAAGAGCTTCGGGGTTACACAGTAGCCAAGCTACTGGAAGAGACTGAGAACCCGAATGCAAATATCAGACTGAAGGCCCTCGGTCTCTTGGGCAAGGTCACGGAAGTGGGCCTGTTCACCGAGAAGATTGAAATTGCCAAAGCCCCGGCCTCAGACGCTGAGCTGGACGCTCGTATTAAAGAGAAGCTGGGCAAGTTCATGGGTGTCGTGGACGTGGTGGATGTGTACAAAAACGAAGCCGACGTACACACAGTCGAGCCGATACATATAGAAAACAGCGAAAACCATACAGATGCAACTGACCAGCCTGACCAAGCTTGAGCTGGAAGCCCTGCAAAAAGCCCTGCCGTATATGAACGCGCAGGAGAAGGCTGACTTGCTGGCGGATTTGGAGGAGCGCGAGAAACGCGCCAGTCTGGCCGCCGCTCAGGACAACATGCTGGGTTTTGCCAAGGCCGTGTACCCCGGCTTCAAAATCGGCCCCCACCACAAGAAGCTTGCCAAGATCTTTACGGATGTGATCGAGGGCAAGAAGAAGAGGGTCATAATTAATATTGCCCCTCGTATGGGCAAGTCGGAGTTCTCCTCCTACTTGTTCCCGGCGTATTTCCTCGGCAAGTACCCCCAGAAGAAAATCATCATGGGCACGCACACTGCGGGCCTGTCCGAGGACTTTGGTCGGCGCATCCGCAACCTGATCGACAGCGAAGACTATGCTCAGATTTTTCCGTCAACTATCGTGGCAGACGACCAAAAAGCTGCTGGCAAGTGGTCTACGAGCGCTGGGGGCCAGTATTACGCAGCCGGTGTGGGAGGTGCCCTTGCGGGTCGTGGCGCTGATCTGTTTGTCATTGATGATCCACATTCTGAGCAAGATGTAAAGATCAACTCCCGGCTGTCGTTCGATACCGCAGGGTCGTGGTTCCAGACAGGTCCGCTGCAACGTCTGATGCCGGGCGGGGCGATCATTATCATCATGACGCGCTGGTCTCTCTTGGACCTCACGGGCCGTCTGCTCGACTACCAGACCAAAAACCCGGACTCGATCCCGTGGGAGATCGTGGAGTTGCCGGCAATCCTCAACGAGGACACCGAGCAGGAGAAAAGCCTGTGGCCCGAGCAGTGGCCGCTGGAACTTCTCAAAGCCACCAAGGCCAGCATCGAACCTCGGTACTGGAACGCCCAGTACATGCAGCAGCCAACGTCGGAAAACTCTGCCGTGATCGGCAGGAAGCACTGGCGCATCTGGGAAAAAGAAGATCCACCCCCGTGCGACTACGTGATTCAGTCATGGGACACGGCGTTTGAGACCAAAAACACCTCTGACTACAGCGCCTGCACAACGTGGGGCGTCTTCTATAACGAGGAAGAGGGCAACAGCCCGCAGTTAATCCTGCTGGACGCCTTCAAAGACCGGATGGCCTTCCCGGAACTCAAAGAAATTGCACTAAAGCATTACAAAGAGTGGACTCCCGACGCGTTTATCGTGGAAAAGAAGGCCGCTGGCGCGCCCCTGATCCAAGAGCTGCGAAATATGGGCATCCCGGTCTCTGAGTTCAGCCCGAGTCGGGGCAACGACAAGATGGTGCGCGTGAACGCGGTTGCAGATTTGTTTACCTCGGGTAAAGTCTGGGCACCTGACACGCGCTGGGCGCGTGAAGTGATTGAAGAGGTGGCTGCTTTCCCGGTCGGCGAGAACGACGACTATGTGGATACGACCACGCAAGCTCTTTTGCGCTACCGACAAGGCGGGTTCATTCCGCTGGACACGGACGAGCAGGAAGATCGGTTCTTCCAGCGGCGCAAAGCGGCGTATTACTAGGAGTTGGGTATGGCAGGCAAAGATGAATACGTGAGTGTGCTGGAGCGAGCGCCAATAATTCAGCGTGACATGTCGTCGCCTGCGTACCGCGCATACTTGCAAAAGCAACAGGCGTTGGAAGGGTCTTACCCCGAAATGTTTTTGGGGGGTCTGGGTGCGTTGGCTCGGCAGGGCGCAAATGCTGTCCGTGGCATGATGACCTCGCGGCAAGCGCCAGTGTTTAACGAGTATCAGATTGCCGAAATGCAGCGGCAAGCAGCGTTTAATAGCCTGACCCCGCAAGAATTGGCAGCGTTTCAAAAGACTGGCGCTTTTCCTGCAGACTGGACCGAGCGCATCAAAAACGCCAGCTACATCGGTTCCAGTGTAGGTAAAGTGAAGATGCCCGGCACCGTGCGTAAAACCGATACGGAGCGGTTGGAGCGCGCTACCTTGGACAATTTAGTACCTGTCGGACGCCGTGCAGCCGTGGACGCAGGATTGCAGACCGCTAATCAGGTGCAGGACCTGTACGAAGCGCAGAAAGCTCAACGCCAGCCCACGCAAGAAGAAGTCGTTCGCATGCTCCGGGGATATGCGTATGGCGGAA